TCGCGCGTACGCTGGGCGCTGCCCGATAATTACTGCCGCTGCACCCGCGCAGATCACGACTGCGACCGGCGCATCAGCAATTTCGATACTCTTTTCAGCGAGTGGCTGCATGAAATCGTTCTCTGAAGAACTGAAAACCGGGCTGGTCTGGCTGCCCGCGCTGGGCATGGGCTATTACCCGGTACCGAAAAACCGCCCGTATGATGAAGGCTACTTTGCCCGGTACCAGAAGATGGCTGACACCCCGATGGGCCGCGAACTGACGCAGGCGCGCATCCTGCTGGTGGCGCGTCACTATGATGGTCCGCTGGTGGATGTGGGGATCGGTGCCGGTCAGTTCGTCGGGAACCGCCCCAATACCCGCGGCTATGACGTAAACCCTGCCGGTGTTGCCTGGCTGAACCAGCGAGGCCTCTGGGCAGATTTGTACGCGGATCGTTATCCGGCGCTGACATTCTGGGACAGCCTGGAGCACATCGACCGCCCGGATGTTGCCGTGGCAAAGGCTGAGAAGTGGGTATTTGTTTCGGTACCGATTTTTGCTGATGGCGACGCCATTCTGACATCACGTCATTTTCGCAAGACAGAACATATATGGTACTGGACCCACGCAGGGCTTATCCGCTGGTTCGACGGCCAGGGCTTTAACTGCATTGAGCACAACACCATGGAAACCAAACTCGGCAGAGAAGGCATAGGCAGTTACGCCTTCCGCCGCCGTACCTGACCCCGCCCGATAAGCGGGGTTTTTTATACCCTCAGCATGGACACAACCATGTGGATCACACAGTGGCTCTTCAGCCATAACCAACAGGAGGCAGCAATGCCGGAAGTAAAAGATATCGTCACCGATGACCTGGTGAAAAAAGCCCTGAAATCTGACGCGGTCATCACCGCAGTGAAAACCCAGATCAAAGCCGATCTGGATACCCAGATTGACGCCGCCGTGGATACTGCGCTGGTGGATATTCTGGGCAGTGATGCTGAAGAATCTGAGAAATCAGAGCAGTAAGCATTACATAAGCCCTTCGCTGAGGGGCTTCGATAATGTCTGACTGAGGATGAAACATGGCAAAACCGGACTGGGGCGATCTTCAGCAACGGTTCCTGTCCGCACATGCAAAAACCGGTATCTCCCCGAAAGACTGGTGTGAGGCGCAGGGGCTGAAATACTCGACCGCCAAACGCTACATAAAAATTGCGAACAGCGGAGCGAATTCGCAAAAAAAAACTGCGAATAATACTGCGAATTCGCAGAAGAAAAAGCAGGGCAAAAGCCGCCCCGACACGCCCTCGCAGGAAAACTGCGAATCAGCAGCATTCGCAGATTCGCCAGGTGCGAAACCGATTCGCGGCACGCGGAATGCTCCACCCACAAATGCTTTCACCTCAGGTAATCAGCATGCACTAAAGCATGGTGGCTACGGCCGCCGGCTGCTGCTGTCAGATGCCATTATTGAAGACGTGCCGGCGCTGACGCTCGACGACGAACTGTTCTGGCTGCGCGCTGCAAACCTGACGGCTGCAGAGAACATTGGTCGCTGGCGCGTGCAGCAGGAAGACGCGGAAACTCCCGAGGCTAAAAAGGCGCTGCTGGACAATATCGGCGCAGCTGAAAAAGCCATGCATCGCAATACCGCCCGTATCGAGTCGCTGGAGTACACCAAAGCAGCCATTGCCAAAGCCTATGCCGATGAGCGTCTGAAAAGCATGGCAGAGGTGCGCGGCCAGTTCGATATGGAGCAGGAACAGACCCTAGCTCCGCTCGAGACCCGCCGCCGCCAGCTGGTGAATGAAAAAGCGGAAGCCGAGATCGAAAACATCCGCAGCGGCAAAAATGACAGCAACCTGATCGTTGTTCATAACGCTCTTCAGGTGCCCGGAGGAATGCAGCCCACCAGCAGTGACGGCGGGGATGAGTGATGGCGCAGATCTTCTGTCGAAAGCTGCACGCCGCGCAGTCAGCCGTATGGACCGAAGGCAGTCAGCATCAGTACAACGTGGTGCGTTGCGGCCGTCGCTGGGGCAAAACGGCAATTCTGGGCAATATCGCCATTTCCTACGCGACCTCTCTGTTTAAAGAGACCGGTGGCGAGGCACTGCAGGGCGGCAGAGTCGGGATATTCACCGCTGAATATAAACAGCAGCAGGAGATTTTTGACTACCTGGAAGAAGCGCTGTTGCCGCTGATAAAGATGAAATCGCGCAGTGAGGGGCGCATTCGCCTGAAGAACGGCGGTCGCATCGACTTCTGGGTAACGAATAATAATCCGCTGGCGGGCCGTGGTCGTGAATACGATGTTGTGCTGCTGGATGAATCAGCATTTACCAAGTCACCGGAAATGCTTAACGAAATCTGGCCTAAGTCGATCAAGCCAACGCTGCTGACCCGTCGCGGGCGTGCCTGGGTGTTCTCAACGCCCAACGGCACCGATGAAAATAATTTTTTCTATGCGATCTGCCACGATAAAAGTCTGGGCTTCCATGAGCACCACGCGCCCACGTCCTCCAACCCATACGTGCCGCCTGACGAACTGGAAAAAGAGAAGGCAAACAACGATCCGCGCGTTTATCAGCAGGAATTTGACGCCGAGTTTATAGACTGGTCTGCCGACGCGCTGCTGGATATCGACAAGCTGCTGGTGGATGGTCTGCCCGTAGGCATGCCCACTACGTGCGACATGATCTTTGCGGTGGCTGATACCGCGCTAAAGGGTGGCTCTGAGAACGATGGCACAGGATTTGTGTATTTCGCTTATGAGGAAACGTATTCAGAGCCACGCCTGACAATCATTGACTGGGATATCACGCAGATTAAAGCGTCGCTGCTCCCTGAGTATATGCCGGGTGTCTACGACAACCTGGAGCGGCTGGCGAAGGTTTGCCGGCCGCGTCTCGGAAGCCAGGGCGTGTTCATGGAAGATGCCGCCATGGGTGCCATCCTGAACCAGAAGGCCGAAACCGAAGGCTGGGACATGAAGCCGATAAAGTCGGCGCTCACCGGCAAAGGCAAAGACGAGCGCGCGGTAATGGCCTCCGGACATCATTTTCTGGGGCGGTGCAAAATCACGCGTGAAGCCTGGGACAAAGTCGCTACGTTTAAGCAGGACACCGCTAACCACCTCATCAAACAGATCGCTAAATTCCATCTTGCCGATCCGCTGGCGCATAAACGCGCCGATGACCTTTTCGACTGCTACACGTATGGCCTGATCATCGCGTTCGGCAATTACGATGCACTGTAAACAGGATTTCAAATGGCAGAAATTCAGCTCAACAGCAATATGGGGGCCGGGCTCGCCGAAATTCTTCAGGGTGATGAAATAAAGCCCGGAGACGATGCCGGTTATGACCTGTGCAAATTACTCTGGCAGTTTCACCCGCTCGGCGGAAAGCTGGTGGAAAAGCCCATCAACATGGCGATGTGCAAACCCCGCAAGTATAACGTTGAAACCGATCCCGATGAGCGTGTCGTCAGGCAGTTCAGCGACACATGGGAGCGCATGAACATCAACGAGCACATTAAAAACTTCTTCTTTATCTCACGCTGTTACGGTGCAGCAGCGATCGGCGTAGGGACAGTTAATCATGCCTGTAGCCAGCCGCTGACCCAGTTCGGCCTGCAGGAAGAGGACGTTTATATCAACGTCTGGGACCCGCTTAACACGTCGGGTTCCATGGTGACCGATCAGAACCCCAACAGCCGGTTTTTCCAGAAACCAAATAACACGCTCAAAATTTCAGGTAAGAGCTGGCACCCGTCACGGACGTTAAAAATCTTTCACGGCACGCCTATTTATTTGAAGTTTCAGAACTCCACGTTTGGTTTCACCGGTCGCAGCGTCTTTCAGCGCGTGCTGTACCCGATGAAATCCTACATCGGGACGATGGAGGCCAACGACCTGGTCAGCCAGAAAGCCGGGGTGCTGGTAGCCAAGACGGTTCAGAATGGCTCGGTCATTAACAACATCAAACAAATGGCGTCATCCGCTAAGCGGGCAATGGTCAAAATCGCCCGTACTGGCGGGGTGATCAGCATCGGCGACAAAGACAGCATCGAGTCGCTGAACCTGCAGAACATCGACGGGGCGCTCAATGCGGCGCGCGACAACATCATCTCCGATATTGCGTCCGGCAGCGACGTTCCGGCCATCCTTATCAAGGAGGAAGCATTCTCCAAAGGCTGGAGCGATGGTTCAGAGGATTCAAAAGCCATCAGCCAGTACATCGATGGCGTTCGCCAGCAGATTGAACCGGTGATGGACTATTTCGAAAAGCTGGTTCAGTACATCGCCTGGAACGAGGATTTTTTTACCGCCCTGAAGGGGGACTATCCCGACATTATCACCGAGGACTATAGAACCACCTTTTACCAGTGGCGACGCGAATTTACCGCGACGTGGCAGGAGCTGGTGGAGGAATCACCGGATAAACGACGGGAGTCCGACAGCAAGGTTATTCAGCAGGCGACAGCGCTTTATGCCGGCATGTCCCCGACGCTTGATCCGGAAAACAGAGCGGTACTGGCCGAATGGCTGGCCGCCATCGTCAGCGGCACGCAGACATACGGCGATATGCCGCTGATCATCAACGTCGATTCTCTCGCGAATTACACGCCACCAACACCACCGGAGCGACAGGATGAAGTCAGCCAGCCGGGCGGGGAAAAAGAGGAAACCGCAGAGCCTGTTTGAGGTTCTGACCGCTGCGATTAATCACTACGTCGAATCAGGCTGGGACAGTCAGGCATCGCTGCTTAACTGGAGCCAGCGCCTGCGCGTGGCCGCACGCCGTGAAGCACCCGGCGACGACGTAGCACGCAAGCACCTCACCGCCATCTATCGCCGCCTCGTTATTGATGGCGGCGCCCTGAGAGACCAGCCACCGGGCGGACCCTCGAAAATCACCCTGGACAAAATCAGGCCGGATCTGCGTAAAGAGCTGGACCGGCGAATTTTTGCCAGCGCGAACCTGATAAAGCTGAACCGTGAACAGGCTATTGAGCGCACCGTTCAGCGCTTTCAGGGCTGGGTTTCATCCATCCCGCCAGACGGCGTGAGCGAGACAGACAGGCGTGCCCGCAAAGCTGAAATGCAGAAGTCAGTCAGTGACCTCGATTTCATCAGCCGCCGTGTGGCCATTGACCAGGGTCACAAGCTGGCCAGCAACGTCAAATACGTCATTTCCATTCAGGGTGGTGCTATTGCGTTTCGGTGGCACTCGAACTGGCGGCGTCCGGGCTACCGGTACCGCAAGGATCACAAAGAGCGTGATGAGCTTACTTACCTGGTCCGGGATTCCTGGGCTCTGGAGCAGGGGCTGATAAAGCCCGTTAATGGCTTTTATGACGAGATTACCGCCGCCGGCGAGGAGGTCTTTTGCAGCTGTCAGGCGATACCGGTTTATGCGCCACAGCAGCTGCCGGATGAGTTTTTAACGGAGAAGGGCAAACGTGAATTTAACAGAGCTTGAGCTGGCGCAGCGGATTCGGGATGGCACCACACCATCACCGGTGAAATTTTCCAATATGTGGCTGGTTAATCTGCGCATTACCGGCACAGGTCTGGCCTACCGGACGGGGATAAAAGAGCACGTCTGGCGGGATCCAAATATTTATCTCAATGATGAATTCCTGCAGCGCTGTAACGGCCTGCCGGTTATCGCCAATCACCCTGATAAAGCAACGCTGACCGAAGATGACTTTATTGAGCGCATCGTCGGTTCAGTGATGCTGCCTTATATCCGGGGTGATGAGGTCTGGGCGGTATGCCGGGTTTATATCCGGGACATCGTCGATCAGATCATTACTGAGAAAGTCTCAACAAGCCCTTCGGTCGTCTTCAATAACTCGTCAGGCAGCGTGGAGGTAAAGGACGGTGACACGAACTTTCTCATTGAAGGCGTGCCGTTCCTGATTGACCACATTGCGCTGGTGACAGAGGACCGCGGCTCGCTGGGTGTGTGGGACAAAGAAAAAATCCCCGCCGGGATAGAAGTTTCAAACAAAACAGGTGACGTAGATATGGATGAGAAACAGCTCGAAAGCCTCCTCGCTAAAGCCATTGGCGATGCGCTGGGTGGCATTAATCAGGGGGTTCAGACCCTGACGGCACGCATGGATTCGCTGGAAAGCGGAATTAAAGCGCGTGCCGATGCTGAAGAGGCCGAAAAAAAAGAGGCTAAAGAAAAAGCCGATGAGGCGGAAAAGGCTAAGGCTGATGCTGCGGAAGAAGAGCAGCGCAAAGCGGATGAAGCCGAAGCGCAGAAAAAGGCCGAGGATAAAGCGAAGGCCGACGCGGAAGCGGAAGAGCAGCGGAAAGCTGACGAAGCGGCTGCAGCTGAAGAAAAAGAGCGCAACGACCAGGCGATGGGTGAAGCACAGTCCCGTGCTGATGCGGCTTATTCTGCTGTGGGCAAGCGTGCGCCAGAGCCATTTTCCGGTGAAAAGGCGCTGGATTTTCGTAAGCGTGCGCTGGTGGCCATGCAGAAGCATTCACCGAAGCATGCTGACGTGAATATTCGCGCGATCGCCGATGCAGCAACACTGTCGGTGCTCGAAGAGGCGATCTACAGCGAAGCGCGTAAGGCAATTGAGAATGAAGTCAACAACACGCAGGGCCAGATGCACACGCGCGTGCGCAGCGACGAAGCCGGTCGCCGTATTACTGAATACTACGGCGATCCCAACGTCTGGCTGAGCACATTCAAAACACCCGGCCGCGTGCTGGAAAAAATCAACACGCAGGGGAGCATGAACAATGTCCGTTAATTCTGTCAATTTCGATCCGTTCAAAACGCAGGGCACCACATCAGGTCTGTTTAACGTTGAATCACGCGGCATGACGCAGGGCGACGCCTGGGATGATCCGGCGGTTCGCCTGCAACTGTGTTCTGGTCTGCTCGATGAGAAGCTGGATGCGCCCGTGTGGGGAGGCGTGGGCCTGATTGAGTGCATCTCAAACCCCGCCGTCAACGTTGCCGGGTCCACGATCAAAAAGGCGACGGCCAAATCATGTAATGCTTTTTCCGTGGTGAATCAGGCCTATCACGGCATTACGACCGCCGGGAATCCGGTACCGCTGTATCTGGCGGGGGGATCAGTGCATTACTTCCGCATCGGTTCACAGGCACGTATTCCGCTGCCGATCAGCGCCGAAGTCGCTGCGCTGGCGGACGGCAGTACAGCCGTTGACGGTGAGGGGGAGTTTGTCTGGGACATCAAAAACAACATGGTTGATGTTCTGTCCACCGCCAGCTCAGGAAACCCTAAGGTCAGTATTAAGCTGCTGATGGTGTCCAATACCGGCAACCTGACAGTGAAAAAAGAGGACAGCGGCAGCGTTGTCTGGGAATTCGACAAGCCATGCGGCCTGTTTTTAATCTGAGGAGCCTGCGATGAGCGCTTTTGCACCCGCTATTACTACCGTATCACCTTCCATGGTGCTGCCCGAAATTGCCATGCAGTACAGCATGGCGTCAGGCGCGTTTGAAATTCTCGCCGGCGGTGCCCCGACCGTAAAAATCAGCTCGGGCGATCTGGTGGTCTACCAGAAATATCTGCGAGCGACCACGCAGGCACATGTCGGCCAGTCGCTGCCGGCGCAGCTGCCGTCTGCCAGCATCACCGGCGGTTACGACCAGATGAGAACCTGGCGTATCTCAACCCGCTCCCAGTACAGCTATCTCGATACGGATGCGGCAAGCCGCTGGGGTTATTCGCTGGTGGAAGGCCTGCGTCTGGCCAACCGACAGGGGCACGCGCAGATGATGCGTAATATGCTGCTGTACGGGGTTGAAGCTTCCAACAATGAGGGCATTACCAACTCGCCAAATGCCACCACCCTGAATCTGGGCAGCGACAGCCAGGGGAATGATTCGTATACGACCTGGGATTCAGGCGAGATGGCGAAGTTCATTCTGAGCCTGATTGCCGACCAGAAAACCCGGATGTTGATTCTCGGGCAGCCTCTGACAACTGTCATCCTCTGCCCTCAGCGTTTCATGAAGGCCCTGGAGTGGACGGGCGTGGTTCAACTGACCAGCTATCAGCGCGCGGGTGGCGGTACCGCCACCGTGGGCACCATGGTGAAAAACATTGCCAAAGATGCATCGGGCGATGATGTGATTTTCTGCCAGGATGACACCCTTATCGGTAAGGGGGCCGGTGGAACGGATCTGATTATTGTCACCAACCCGGAAATTGTGGTGCCGGAAGCCCGCCAGGACATCAATACCAATATTTTTGCCACGCTGACCCCGAATCAGCAGGCGGTAAACGTGATGTTCTGCGACGTGGCTGCGCCAACCGAAATTCCGTCCCCGATGCCTGACGGCGGCCTGACCACGCTCTATACAATGCGCTCCACGCCGGGCTGGAACTTCCGTTCTGAGGGTGTGACCCTGCTTTCCGCAAAATATGCCTGATCCGGCCCTGTACCTGTAACAGCAATGAGGGAGCACATGCTCCCTTTTTTATTGAGGTGTTTTCATGAAACTGTTTATTGCCAACTGCTCCCGTCAGGCTCACATGTTCAACTATAAGCTGCCGGAAAAGTCGCAGTCGTTTGGTGTAGCGATCCCGGCGGGCCGTCAGCACATGATTGAACAGCCTGATGATGTTATTAGCCACATCATCAGCCAGCACGAGCCGTATGGCTTCCAGCACCGCAGCAGAGTGGATAAAAATTTCTCGGGCATCTGTTACGAGCTCGAGAAGCCGCTCAGCAGCAGCCAGATTATTGATAACGCCGACCAGAAGAAGGAAAACCTGGACGAGATGTCGCAGAAAATACTGGAGGTCAGCGCGGTTGCCCTGAATAACGCGGTGGAAACGGCTGTGATCCAGAGCGGTGAAAAGCCGCTGGGTGACGGCATCCAGATGGAAATCAAGGGTGAGGCTATCGATCAGGATCAGCCGAATCCGACCAAGGTGGATAAAAAAATTCAGGTGAAAAAATAATGACGCCGCGCCCGACACTCGCCGGATTTCTCCGGTTCGTCCGGGCGGCCATGGGTGTTCCTGAATCCGCAATTATGGATGATGATCCGACGATTGAATGCTGTTTCAAGTCGGCGCTGGAGCTGATGCCCCGGAATGTCGGACTGGAGCGGCTGCCAGCCGTCTGGATGAATACGGTTTACAACCTGGCCGCCTCGCTGCTGCTCAATTATGCCAACGACACCCCGCCTTCAACTTATTTTGCGGACCTCCGAAAAAAATTCGGGATTGGTAATTATGTCGCGGGGATCACCTCATCAGCCTCCGATCAGGGCACATCCGGTTCAGTCACTATCAGCAATGCGCTGAATAACCTGACTCTGGCCGACCTGATGCTGATGCAGGATCCGTATGGACGTGCGGCGCTGGCGGTATTGATGGAGCTGGGGCCGCTCTGGGGGTATACGCCATGAAAATCTGCCTGGGCGTGGTTGATATGCCGTATGACTATGGCGAAGAGCAAGCCACCACATTTGAGGTGGCCACCACGCTGGAAGAAGAGTATGGGCTGTTCTCCCATTTCTGGGCGCAGCATCAGGACGCCATTATTCAGGAGGCCGGAACCGCTGTTGCTCACCAGCTGATAAACCAGATCCACTACGGCGCGGCGGGAGGCGGAGATCTTTTGCTGGGAAACAGCATCCGGGAATTTAATATTTTTCTGGAGCAGGAAGAGATGGCCGGGCTGGGCGTTGCGGGCGTGCCAACGCAGGCGGCGCTTGACGGTGTAAACAGCCGCCTGAAAAAGCACTCCGGGCCGCGCCGCCCGTCATTTATTGATGGTGGACTGTTCAAAACATCATTTACCGCATGGATTGAGGACGATGCCCAGACTTGATGAATTCGCCGCTAACACCGGCTCTCAGCTTTCCTCCGTTCTTCACTCCGCCGTAGAAACCATTTCATCCAGCCAGCAAATCACCTTCCGCCTTTACGTGCGAAAGGTGCTGCCGCTGGACGGCTTCGTTTACTGGGTTAATGCGGCCATTCTGACGGATGCAGAGCAGGCGAAGGTGGGTCTGCCACTGACGCGGGTTATCTCAGGCAGCCTGCACCGGCAGGTGGTCTCTGAACAGTCAGAATCCGCAACAGGTGCCATCAATAACGTTATTTTCACCCCGCTGGAGCAGGCGGACGATTTGAATACAGTGGATCCGGATGCGGTCTATTTCGGGGAGTATGACGGCACGCAGTTTGCGTTTTCACGCATGGAGAGCCGCTATACACAGGCTGGCATTTACCACTATCGCGGTACCGCCATTCTGCCCACAATGCGCACGCAGATTATTGAAAAAGCGGAAGACATCTCTGACGAACAAATCCTGTCTAACAGCATCCCCATCTGGCTGTCGCTGAACCAGTTCGCCACGATCTATCCGTCGTTTCTTTCACCCTCCAACCTCCGGCCGCCGTATATCGTCGCCGATGTACGCGCAACGTCGCCGCTGCAGAGCGCGCCGCATTATGACGTTCGCTGCCAGCACGTTGCCGATCAGGTCCGGCTCACGCTTTACGGGCTGACCAATGCTCAGGCACTTCAGTTCGTGGATTACGTGGTCAGCACTGCGCTGGAGGATGAGGAATTCGGCATCACCAACGTGCCGGTGGTGATCGACGGCAAGCGCACTCAGGTAGAGATGGGCGTGCTGGCCAGACAGAAGTTTGTCGACTTCGACATTAACTATTACCAGTCAACGGCGCTGGATGTTTCTCACCAGCTCATCAAAAAAGCCATCATCAATTACGAGGTAAAATAATGGGTACCCGAATCGTTACGGTCAACGTATCCCAGACCATCAGCGCCACGCCGTCCGGGCTTCAGCAGATGGCGGCCGTGCTGTCGTTTGGCGCGACTACGCTTGAAAAAGATAAGCCAGTGCTGCTGACGCAGGCGTCGGACATGACGGATGCGCTGGCGGTGGCCATCGATGCGCTGGATTATGAGACGACAACTTACGGCGCTGACATCATCCTGACGCTGCCGGCAGGCGTTGAGATCGACCGGGAAACCGGCAGCACGTTCAGTATTACGCTGTCGGGATGTTCACCTTCGTCCTGGAACGGCACGTTTGACGCCACGCTGGAAGACAGCCGCACGCTCACGTGGCAGGTAAAAAATGCGCCCAGAGCAAAACCCACCGAAACCGGCGCGTTCACTATAGGCAGCAGCACTGAGCTGGTTACAGCGGCTGATGACTATTTTGCGCAGGGCAGCACTAACGGTCTTTACCTCATCGAGCTGGGTTATTGCGATGATCAGCCGGAAGATGAAATCGCTGCGCTGAAAGCCTGGATTGACGATCCGGCGCAGCGGATGTATGCCTACCTGGTGCCGCAGGACTGGGATGATAAAAAAGAGTTTATCGCGCTGGCGAAGCTTCACACGTCAAACGAGTCGATGCTCTATTTCTTCGTCACCACGGCTGGTCCGGACAATCCGTATAGCGGCATTAAGTCCGTTATAGCCTGCTCGGGTGAGAATTACCCGGACGAGCTGACGGCGGCAGCGGTGATGTGGAATTTTGTGTCGCCCAGCCCGTCCGAAATCAACAAAGTGCCACCGATGGCCTTTCGTTTTCTGCAGGGCATGACCGCCACCACAGCGAAAGCCTCGGTCACCGCCACGCTTGAAAAAAACAACGTTAACTATGTTGATACCGGCGCAGAGGGCGGGATTTCAAACGCCATCCTGAAAAAGGGCGTGACCTGCGACGGCAACGACATGACCTACTGGTATTCCGTGGACTGGGTGCAGATTAACGCCGATCTGATGCTAGCGAATGCCATTATTAACGGCAGCAACAACCCGATTAACCCGCTCTATTACAATCAGGACGGCATCGACCGCCTGCAGCAGGTCGCTCAGGGCGTGTTCAATACCGGCGTCAGTTACGGTCTGGTTAACGGCGCACCCGTGGTTAATGCCATCCGGTTCAAAACCTACACGACGGATAATCCGACCGATTATGCCAAAGGCCGTTATGCCGGCTTTTCTGCCACCTACACGCCGATGCGCGGGTTTACCGCAATCGTCTTTAACATCAACGTCACCCTGCAGCTGTCATGAGGACATAATCCGTGGCTACTAATCCAAAAATCAAACAGGGCGTGCTCAATCGCGTTCGTGCCAGCATCAAATTCAGTGATGTGCCGGAGCTTAATGTGTCGGCCTCCTATCTGGCGAAGGAAGGTATCGAGATTGCTTTTCAGGGCAACATCGTCGAGCCACTGCCCACCATGACCGGCATTGTTCAGTCACCGCAGCCCTACATGATGGCACAGGCAAAAATTCATCTGGTGCGCAGTCAGGCGCTGGCCGCACAGTTTAAAGCGCGCTATGAGAAAGACGGGGTACTGGGCGACTGCCGGCTTTATACCGACAGCAGCACATTCGGTGATTTTGACCTATCGAATGCGTCGATTTCCAACTGCGGAGATATGACCTTCGCTGGGGGCGATCCGGGGCTGCTGATCACCCTGACCGGCATTTATTACACCAACTCTGATATGTGGGATCTGTAATGAAAATAGCGCGCAACATGAATCTGGTGGCTGAAGTGGAGACGGAAAAGGGGACGTGCTGGGTGCACAGCACCCCCATTTCTAAGGAGGTCTACCGGCAGCATTTTTTCATCCTGAGCAAAGTTTTCGCTGCGATATTCAGTGAAGGTCTGGGTGTCGTGGCCGGCCCGCGTATCGCCTATCTGCTGCTCGAGCGGATCGCCAGCGATATGGAGATCTGGGAAGGCGAAACCGGTGTACGCAATACGCTGGTGAATGAAATTATCCGGCTCTCGAATCTGGTGTATCCGGTTGAGGGAAAAGGCTGGGATAACCAGCCGCTTGAGGTGGCGCTGGATAAAGGCATTGTGGATCCGGACGACGTGATCGGTGAGCTGGTTTTTTTTACATGTGTCTCAGCAATAAACAAGCCGGCTCAGGCGATGGGCGTGATGGCGAGCGTGGCTGGACTCTGGAACAGTCAGATTACATCGCTGAATGTTACGGACTGGACAGCATCATTGCCGATATTGAAGCCAGGCGGGAATACTGGCGGGACGGAGAGCACGTCGTCAGCGACCTGCTCGGATACGCTACCGGTATAGGTTTCAGTGAGCTGTTCAGGCAGAGCGGTCTGGAGCTGCGCACGGCCGCGCAGCTTCGCGAGCTGATGAAGTGTAAGCCGCGGGGGATTTTCAGTGAGTGAGAATACACGTCCGGTTCTGGACATTAATATTGATGAATCCCGCCTTAAGCGGATGGAGGAGGTGGTTCAGAAATTCCAGGCTGCACTGCAGATCGGCCCGGGTGGTAAACCCGTTGTGTCGCCGTCCGCCGTGCCGGATAAGAAATTGCCGGTAGTGCCGGCCGGGGGGGGATCCTCCACCATGCCTGGTGAAATTAAAAAGCTGTTTCGTGGTCTGGATAAATCAGCCCGGGGAACACTGAAAACCTTTGGGCTGATTAACAAAACGCTGAGCACCACTCAGACCCTGCTGAAGGGGCTGTATTCGTCGACCCTTCGCTGGTCTGTCCGTCTGGGGTTGCTGAGTACCGGGGGCATGTTCGGTTATGATGTCATGGCCCGCCACGTGGCCACACAATACCGCACAGCCCAGGGCAACAACATGACCACCGGGCAGATGCAGGCGGCCCAGAACGTCTACGGCACCCGCTTTTCCGGCACCGGCAGCATCATTCAGGGGCTGACAAACGCGCAGAATAACCCCTCCGATCCGGCCTATGCAGCTTTACTTTCTCTCGGCATCAACCCTGCCGATGGGGCCGGTGCCAACCTGCCTGCACTGCTGTCACGGGCTGCGTCATTACTGAAGGGGTATAAAAACACCGGCGTTTCACAGGCCGTACTCCAGAGCATGGGTCTGGGTGGCATGATCGATGTGAACACGGCCAATCAGATTTCGGCCAACTCTGACGACATGGGCCGGCTGAATGCGATGTTTGGCGTGCAGTCTCAGCAGCTCGATAAGGATATGGGCGCGGGTACGCAGAAGAGTTTTCAGGATCTGAGCGGTAACCTGTCGAATGACGCCGATCGCGTTCTGAACTCCTTTCTCAGCGCCGTGGCGAAGCTGAATAAACCGATTGGCGCTCTGACGGACGAGCTGACCGCTGATATTGAGACGTTCCTGAAGGGCGGTAATGGTAAAGCCGTTTTTGACACGGTTGCTGACGGGCTGCAGAAGCTGGGTTCCTGGCTGTCAGGGCCGGATTTTCAGAAAGACCTGTCTGACTTTGAAAAAGATATAAAAGATATCGCCAGCGCCGTCAGGGATGCCATTCACTGGTTCGACCGACTGACGGGCAAGGATGAAGAATCGAAAAAGGCGAATCAGCCAGCGGGACCCGAAACAAACAGTCAGGCGATCGCAGGTCTCATGATGGGCACCTATGCAACGCCCTGGGACATGGCAAAGGCTGTGGGGCACACTGCCGGGGTAATTTTTGATAATTCAGCGCTGACACCGATGCGCAATCGTGCGGTCGCAAACGCACAAAAAAATAAATCAGATGCTGAGCGTGCCGCTGCGGGCACGCCCCGCATGGCTAACCCTAACGATCGGCATGCACTGAACGTCCTTAAAAGCCATGTTGCTGATGCCAATTATCAGAGCGGATTACCCGGCGGCATGCTGTCAGCGGTTGCAGGGGCGGAATCTGGCTGGGATATCCGGGCAGTCAGTGCCGCCGGCGCGGGCGGTCTGTTCCAGTTCACGAAAGACACGGCCTCACGTTATGGATTATCGGATGCCGATCGCTTCAATCCGGAGAAGTCTACCCAGGCGGCATCACGTTACTTTCAGGACAACCTGCGACGCTATCATGGTGATATTGCTGAGACGCTGGCGCAGTACAACGGCGGTAACGCTGCCGTAAACAAAGATGGCAATCTGAGCGTGAAGCTGGAAACCATCCGCTATCTGGAAAAGCTGCTGCCGCAGATACGCGGTGGCGAAGAGCAGCATACCGGCCTGATGGGGCGGCTGAGAGCAGCAGAGCAGCAGCTTAATGGCAATCGCGATCAGCGCGTTACGGTTCAGCTCGATATCAATCACAACCCCGGCGCAGACATCAACGCATCGGCGCAGTCACAGTATATCCCGCATTAATACGGAGGGAGAATGTCTCTCAACTTCTTCGGGCAGGCCTGGCGGCTGGCCTTTGAGGTGTCCCCGATCCTGCTCGTCAACGGTATCGCCGCCGATATCCCCGGCGGCACGCTGCCGATCGCCGTTTTCACCGAAGGGCTGAGTATCCTTGACGGTGCGCTGCACGGCGAGCTGTCTGACAATTCAACGCGATTCATGCCCATGCCCGGCACCACGCTGATCCAGCAGGATATCGGGCAGTACCCTTTTTATAATCAGGCGACGGCGGCTAACGCGGTGGTTCAGAAGCCTAACAAAATTATTATGCAGATGATCCGGCCTGCATCCACTACCTCCGGCTATGCGAACAAAACCATGACCTTTATGGCGCTGAAGCTGGCGCTGGATAAGCATAATCAGAGCGGCGGCAGCTATACCGTTCTCACGCCGTCTTTCATCTATACCGGCTGTCTGCTCAGAGCCATGGTCGATAACGCTGGCTTTTCTGCGCAGAACAAACAGGCGCAGTATTCCTGGTCCTTTGAGTTTGAGCAGCCACTTCTGACGGTTTCCCAGCTGGACGCCGCCCTGGGCAATCTGATGAGTAAATTCAGCAGCGGGGCGAAAACGGACGGCCTGTCCTGGTCCGGTGCTATGCAGCAGCTGCAGCAGGAGTTTGGATTTTGACAACCTTTATAGCTTTCAAACCGGTTTCTGATCAGCCGTTCACGTTCAGGGCCAGCGTGGGCGGCAGTCAGGTTTTCGGATCGGTGCCATGGAACCATTACGCCCGCCGCTATTACCTGCAGCTGAAAGACAGCCAGAATGCCGTGGTCGCCTATGTTCCGCTGGTGGCTTCTCCGGATAACTACGACATTAATCTGGCGCTGTCGCTTACGTCCGGAAAGCTGGTCTTCCGGGACAGCACACAGCAGTTTGAGGCAACCTGAATGCGCTATTACGAGCTGGACATAACAGACAGCCAGGGAAAGCCCATCGCGGACGCCGCCGGCAACGCTATCGGGCCGCTGATCAGTACAGACAGCCCGGCGGGAGCACTGAATATAATTTTCGACATTTATATCACCTCTCCGGACGTCGTCACCGGCGGCACGATGCTGGCCATCTATGGGCTGCCCATGGCGGCACTGTCTCAGAGCGTCAATCTGTTCGGGGCGAACGTCACCCTTTACGGCGGCTTTTCAGGTGGCCTGCCGCTGGAGCGACCGGAGCAGCAGGGGGTCCTGCTACAGGGCGAAGTCTTTAACCCGTATGCAAACTGGCAGGGCGTTAACCAGTCGCTGAATCTGATCGTCAATCCGGGGCTGCTGACCGACAAAAACGGCAAAACGCTTAACATCACGGTCGATGGTAAAAGGGGAGAAAAGCTGTCTGACGTGGTCAGGCGGGCGCTGAACGGTGCCTATCCGGATACGCAGCTGGACATCCGGATCAGCGACAAGCTGGTACTGCCTGAAGACTGGAAAGGTGTTTATAACCGTCCGTCACAGCTGGCCACCACCGTTAAAAGCGCGTCACTGGGCCTGCTGAATGAAGCCAGCTATACCGGCGTCAGTCTCATTATGCAGAAAGGGGTGATAAGACTCTTTGATAACCTGACTGCCTCCGGTGCCAGGATGATTGAGGCAGATGAGCTTATTGGCCAGCCAACCTGGATTGGTATCAACCGGGTGTCGTTCAAGACGCCGCTGCGCGGGGATTTGATGGTCGGGGATGAAATCTCGCTGCCTGACGGTCTGGTAAACGGCAACTCCTCATTACTGTCGGTTAATACGTCTGAAGCCTATGGCTCCCAACGCGGGAAACTGAATTTCTCAGGCAACTTTCTTATTACCTCGATGCGCCATGTGGGTGAATTCCGCAATGCGTCGGGGGAGGCATGGGTAACGATATTTGAAGCCGTTGAGACACTTGCCACATCCGGGGGTAAAACATCGTGAGCAACGCACAAAAATTTCCTTTTCTGGCGTCACTGTCGAATATGGCCACCACGCGACTTGAAGACCACAGGTTGCTGCAGGGGCGCGCACTGCCGTGCCATGTTGTGAAAGTGTCTGGCGCTGTCGTGACGGTGCAGTTTGACGTGCTGCCCGGCACCCTTCAGCTGCAGGAAATCACGGTACCGGTGGCGGGGTTTGAATACATTCGCTATCCCATCAGCGTGGGCGATAAGGGTGTCACAGTGCCTGCCGACGTTTCGCTGCGCAGCGTGTCCGGGTTGGGGACCGGCATGGCCGACATGTCGCTGCCGGCATCCCTGACCGCGCTGTTTTTCGTGCCGCTGGGCAACAGCGACTGGTCAGCAGCCGACCCGGATAAAATAACGCTTTATGGTCCCGCCGGCGCGCTGATAAAGACGACTGACGGTAAGGCATCGGTGGCGGTCGACAGCGACAGGATAACGCTCACCGTTGCCGGCCAGACGCTCGAGCTTTCAGCGGACGGCCTGAAACACAATGGCGTCAACGTGGGTGCCACGCATGAGCATGACGTCCAGAACTTGCAGCATGGCGACAGTACCATCACTTCAGGAGTACCGAAATGAGAACGTGGGGCCGCGTCCCCGATGGAAAGGGCGGTAAAAAGTGGGTGGCGGTGGAGTCGGACGCCAGCGGTGATTTTTCCTACGGATGGCTGACGACGCTTATCCAGACTCTGAAGCTCGGGCTGGGCGAGTCGCCGTTTTATGCACAGTACGGCATTCCTGCTCAGCAGTGCATTGTCAGCCAGATATATCCGGACTACTACGTGAACATGGTTCAGCAGCAGTTCGCCGGCTATTTTGCTTCTCTCACCATCACAAAGGTCGCCGGAGCCGATCGGCCGACCTATAACATCGGCGTGATTTTCAACAACGGGGTTTCCTGGCGAGGCGATATCGCCGTGTGAATCATCCCAGGTAAGACGTTCAAATCAGACACCCTGCGGGGTGTTTTTTTATGGAGTAAAAATGTCTGATCTGCCAGTTACTGTTACCGAGGCGGGCGCACAGCCCACGCCACCCGAAACCCTGCTTTCCGGTCTTATTTCTAAAGTTGCTGCTGAGGTTCCGGGATATACGGCCAGCCTGCCGGCCTCACTCATTACGGATCTTGCCAGCACCGCGACCGGCGCGCTGGCGCTTATCGATCAGGCCATGGTCGATGCCATCAACGCCGTTACGCCCTATGGCGCTAACGTGCCGCTGCTGAACCAGCTGGGCAATATTTATGGCGTCAACAAAGGCACCGGCTCTAATACCTCTGTCTACGTGCATTTTTCCGGTTTGCCGGGGTTTGTCGTACCAAAGGGGCTGGTGGTGTCAGACGGCAACTACCAGTATGCAGTACAGGCAAATGCAATCATCCCCGCGTCCGGTCAGACCGGGGGCGTATACTGCCTGGCAATAAGCAGCGGCTCATGGGCCGTGCCTGCCGGGTCGGTAACCCAGGTGATCACCTCGGTGCCCGCCACACAAAAACTGACATGCACCAATGTTGATGCCGGCACGCCGGGGCTGGAGGCACAGAGTGAAGCCGTTTACCGGGCGCGGGTTATGCAATCGGGCATGGTAACGGTGCAGGGCGTGCCAGACCTGCTCAAGTCGCTGCTGGCTAAGGTCGATGGCGTCATTTCCTCGCGGGTGTCTTACCGGCAGGTTAACACCACGCAGTGGGCGGTCATTGTGGGTGGCGGGGATCCTTATGAGGTGGCTTTCGCTATTTACCAGGCCGTTCCTGATATATCCGTACTGACGGGCGATGTTAACGATCCTTCTGGTAATGAACCCACGGTGATTACATCAACGATCACCAGCTATCCGGACAGTTACACCATTCCGTTCGTTAATCCGATATCGCAGGCTCTGGGCATCATCATTACCTGGAATGCCACCCTGGTTGATTTCTCGGACGAGACGATCAGCGCCGCCGTGATCCCGGTGATGGTGGACTACATCAATGGCATTGCTATCGGCGACCCGGTCAGCATTTATCGCATCCAGAAGCTGTTCCTGACTGCCGTGGCCGGCATTGTCAGTGAGGACTTAGTTTCTTATATCGATGTTGAGGTGAAGGTAAACGATAAAATCGTTAAACCGGATGACCATACCGGCCTGATTTCAGGGGATGAGTACGGTTATTTCGCGACTGACTCAAGCCAGATAACGGTAAAACAGTATGAAGCCAGTTGATAAAATTATTCCCGCTTATCCCTTTGTGCAGTACCGGGATGATCCGAACGTTGTCGCGTTTTTTAATGCCTATAACACCCTGGCCCAGCAGTATCTGACCGCCTTTAACAATCTTTATCTTCCCTGCTGGACATCATCACTGGTCACCGGAAATCTTCTCGACTGGGTCGCTAAGGGCATCTATGGCGCGGAAAGACCGTTGTTACAGACATCGACGGCGACGGTTGCCGAAGGCCCCTATGACACCGCTGAATATGACGAAGTGGCCTATGCCCGGATGAAGAATTTTCACCCTGGCACGTTCCAGCACCTGCCTGACGAATATTTTAAGCGGATCCTGACCTGGAATTTTTATAAGGGGGATGGCTTTCAGTTTTCGGCGGAATGGCTCAAGCGCCGCATTGCCCGTTTTATTCACGGACCCGCCGGGACCGACCCGCAGCTGCAGAACACCTTTGACGTGAGCGTAACCAGCAGTGCGGGCAAATTCACGCTGAAAATTCCGGAATACGGCGATGGCGTGGGTGAATTTCTGGTTAAGGCAATCAACACGAAGCTGGTGAATTTGCCGTTTATTTATAACTTTGAAGCAGAGGCAGTGGAGCAATGATTACGGGTTTTGGAAATAACGTTGTTTCGGCCCTGGCCGAAAATGTGACGTCGATACAAACGACTATCACCGTGATGCCTGATCAGGGTGCGATGTTCGCCGCGCTGCTGACCGCCGATTTTGAGAACCCCTCAAACCCTCAGAATATGTACGCGATTATCACGCTGACCAACTCCGGGCAGACTGCCCGGGAGATCTGTCACCTGACGGCAGTAAAGGGCGACGTGCTGACGGTTGTACGCGGACGGGAGGGGACGACAGCTCGAGGCTGGTCACTAAACGACGTCGTGGCCAACTTCGCCACGCGGGGTTCTGAAAATGGGTTCGTACAGGCGGAACAGCTGCAGACCGGCCAGTACACTGCAGCTGTTGCTGGTGGGTCAGAGAACGTGCTGGCCATCCAGCTGCCGGGAACGTTTTTTCTGAATAACGCCACAGACTGGACCTTCAGAACGCCGATTATCGTCGTGCCGACACTGACCAACACCGGCGCGGCGACGCTGCAGCTGGTGATCGGCGGTAAGGTGCTCGGAACGTTCCCGCTTTATAAGGGCAATAAAGCTGAACTCGAGGCAGGCGATATCATCGCTGATATTCCGATCGCGTGCCTGCTGGATAAGAGTAAAACATTCTTCAGCGTGATAAACCCGGTGAAGGTCTATTCCCTGGATAAAGGGCTGGTGCGCAGCGTAAATAAGATCCTGCCCAATGATAAAGGGGCTGTAACGCTTAAACCTGAAGACGTAAGCGCCGTACAGCAGGGCGGTGGCACCGGCATGAAAGATAATAAGGTCTATTTGGGCTGGAGTGGCACAAAACTGATTGCTCAGGTTGACTCTACTCAAATGGGCGCTCTGTTTTACGAGAAGAATCCGCCTACAGCAGCACAGACAGGTGCCTATCCATTATCGGGTGGAGAGGTAGAGGGAGAGGTGTGGTCTGCGGTTGATAATAACTATCGTTTAGTTGCAGGCAACCGGGGCGCGTTCTGGCGGTTTGACAGTAGCAACATGTATCTGATGTTCACTAATGATGGCGATCCTCATGGTGGCTTTAACGATCTGCGCCCACTCATTGCTGATTTTGCAACAGGTAAACTATCAACCGGGCATGATTTCAGTGCGGGCGGCAATGTTTACAGTGGAGGTGGAGCCAGCCGTTTAGCTACAGACGGCAATATCTATGGCTCTGTATGGGGTGGATTTCTCAATAACTGGATAGCGGGTCAGATTTCAGCGCAGGTAGGGGCAGTACAGACCTGGGTGAGTCAGAACTTTGTAAACAGTTCGCGTCAGGCATCCGCCACGTGGTCTGGGAAAGTTGGCGGTGGGGCTGGGCTACAGGTGCCAGCTGGCTGCGTAGTGATAGGTGCCAGAAAT